TCGACCATTTGATTTTGATTTTTGTTTAATCTTTTAATTTGGTGACGCTTTCTTATAATCTTCTTGCAGAAGTCTTGTAGACCTTCAGAAGCTTTTATAACCTGGCTAATATTCTCAGTTGAAACGTTTGCTCTAGAATTTTCCTGAGGGATCCCCTTGGTTCCCTGTGGCCTGCCTGGCAAACCAGGAACTTTTTGCACTTCCTTCTTCTCGTCCTGTTCTTCACTTACCATCGGAACCCCTCCAACAATTGGGTTATAGTACCCCTTTTTGCGTTCTTCGATGAACTTGTCTTGTGATCTGCCTATTTGTTCGGCCTCTGGGAAAACACCCTTATTGATCACATCCATTCCTTGCTCTGGAGTTATAAGGCCTAATTCCATAAGCCTTGTAGCCACTCTTTGTGTTTGAGTAGAATCCTTAGTGTCGACTTCTTTGAATCTTGCCGTTGGATAATTTCTGAATCCCATGTTTTTGCAAACCTGCTTGATCTCGGGCTGCAAAAAGTCATTTAAAAATCCCTGCCTGGACTCTTTGAGCCTTTCAAGGAATATCTCAGCCTTGACCGCGGTATTGCTGTATTTTTCACTGCCAACAATAATGTTCTGAAGCCCCTCTTTAATGTCTTCATTAACTATGCGATATTTTTCATATCCTAAAATCTTATTCATGTCGGGAATAACAAACTCCGCTTTAGTCGTATAATCACTTACAAGGACACGCCCCACGCTCTCGTTCCTAAAAAGCTCTTGCATGGCCGCAAGATTATTATGATTAATACCTCCCTTGTTGGGCTCATTACCCATGCTGATCAAAAGAATAACATTTTCTATAGTCCTAACGATCGCTTGGTCAATTTTTTTGAACTCAAGCTTCATATTAATATCCTCTAAAACAGAAAACCCAAACGGAACAGCGAAAGGCTCATAATCTTGTTTTTTATAAAAGGAATATCTAAGCCTTTCTGGTTCAATTTCAATTTTTGCCCCGTCAGGCGCATATCCATTCATTTTGAAATTCTCTTTAAGATTACTCGGCAATCCCTTATAGACCTCTTTGTCATAGTCATTCTTGGGGTTCTTGAGCCTCTCTATCTCGTACTCGCTTAAAACTTTTGCATATACGCCAGTTGTTTCAAAACCAGTTGTCCTGCGCGCTATCATATCAAACGGATTTAATAAAATATAACGAATAGGTATTTTATTAACGGATACTGCTCCGTAAGTTTTTGTCATCTTGATGAAATCCTCGGTGTTAAACCTTCCATCAATTTTGTAAAAGAAAACGTTTCCAGATCTATAATACTCTCGAAAATACTGATCTCTTATTTTCCAAAGTTTTACTTTCTTGAACCACGCCTCAATAAAATCTCTCGACTTTTTACTTCCGCCATCGAGAAATATTTCTGAATTAGCGAACTCAGCCATAATGTCAATTGCATTCCTGAATATAGCCACATTAGCGTATGCTTTCTGGCAAAGCTCTATTGTTTCTCTTACGTTAATACCGCTGGCAGAATAATCATAAGGAAGTAGTCCGTCCCTAATATTTGTATATTTGTCTCGCTGGGGAACCTTGTGAACGCGATTAGATCTTGATCTTGTGGTTGTTCCGCTTCCTGTTCGAGAATAAGAAGCCTTAGACGTGGAGTTAAAATAAGCTTCTCCTTCTAAGCTGGGAGTATATGTACTGTTTTGCAGTAATGGATTTGTTGCCAAAGTCTCTTCTATGGACTGTTTTTTGTCAAACTTACTCCAGTACTCAGATTTCTTGTTATATTTTCTCTTTTCAGCCATTTGTTTTAATTACACGAAAGTTAACAAAGTTACTTTTAAAAGTTTAAAAAGTGCTTTACTTAATGAATCTCGGCGTAAAGGTAGCCTCAACTTCCCTAGGTTTAAAGTTCATAATATCAAAATACGTTTTAACCATCCAATTAGCTAATACTAAGGCAGAATAACTGTCTTTTCTAGCTTTATCTCGACCAGACTGTCTTCTTAAATTTGACGGAAGATCGAAAGTTTGAGTGCCTTGGGCTGTGGTTGTTATTTGTATAAGTGCACACTCTACTTTCGTAAGTTCTAGCATGTCACTTTGATGTTCAACAAAATCAATCATTTTAGCTTCCTTTGTCATTTTTTCGCTTAATGCGTCACTGCCTTTTAAATATTTTAACTTTTCGATTGGAATTTGTTTTCGCCTTTGCGTTTGATATGAGTCATCAATAGCCCTTGATCCAAAAAATATCCTTTTATGGTCAAAGTTAGATTGCAATAATTCGTTAGCTTGCCTAATCCAGTTGCTTGTGGGTTTCCTTAAGTAGCAGATTTTCTTTTCGGTTTTGTTATACTCATTGCGCGCTTTTTGTAAGTCAGAGTTGTACATTTCTGGTTTTTCGAAATCAACCTCAATTGTTTTTAACTTTAGATTGTCTTTTTTAAATATTTCGCTTTCATTGCAAGCGCTCAAAAATTGAACTCCTCCAGCATAGTCGCCAATAACCATAACGACATTAAACGCTTGAAGTATATATGAAAAATATTTAATGTGCTCTTTCATGTTAGCTCCAGCGAGTGCATAACTATGGACCACCACGCCCATTTGCTTTTCTTTGTTAAGTTTTAAAACTTGAATAGCAAAATCGTCAGAGCTTTCGCTTTCCGCCCAACTGGGGTCAAAAGCAACTAAGTATTCTGCTCCAGCCTCACCTCCAACCTCAACAGACGGGCTTTCTCCGTCTGGGATTGAGCATTCTGACATTTTTGATATCTTAAAGTAGCCGCTGCTGTCATCCGTAAAAACAGCCCCAAACTCTCGGTCAAACTGACTTTGACTCATAGAGGATTTAGCTTGGTTTAACAGATTTTGATCATAAAGCTGTTTTGGGGCGCAGTCATATGAAAATTGCATAATTGCACGGTGGGCAGTATCATCAACAGGCTGATTATGTATTAAATTTTGAAATTGAGTATATGCTTTGTACATATATTCAAATTTATACGACGCAGATGACAAAGCTATTAATTTATTATTAGGCCAAATATACCTTTCCCCCTCAGTCATTTTGCCCTGCTCAATCATTTTTGTTTCAAGGCTGTACAAATCTTCTCGCTGTGTTGGGTTTTCGACCACTGACAAAAAAGGAACTATAACCTCGTTATAAATTCTTTCTGGCATAAGAGCAAACTCATCAATAATAATCCTATGAAAACGAAAACCACGAAGTTTTTCGCCGTCGCCTAAAGGAAGCGCTCGAATTCTTGACCTTCCTATTTCCATTAGCCATTCATCATTGCTTTTGCTTTTTTTTGTGATGCATTGGGCGAATAAAGCGGCTTCGGGTTTTGCCGCAATATCCTCAATTTTCTTGAAAATCATTTTCGCTTGCCTGAAAGACTTGGACAGTATTCCGATTTCAACCCCTTGATTTAGAACTGCGTCTAAAGCCGCATAAACGCCAGTAGTAAAAGACTTAGACATTCCCCGAGACCACACTCCCATAAAATAATCTGTTTGAAACATCGCTTTAATAGCCATGTGCTGAAATGGGAAAAGTTTAATTCCCATTAACAAATCTGATGAAAAAGTTATGTTTTCTCGAAGAAATTTATAAAAAAGAATTTTAGCTTCTTTTTCTTCAAGAAAGCCAAGGTCACTATCCAAGAGATACTTGTTTATGTCGCGAGTTTTGCTTACTCGTTGCTTTTGATTTCCTTTTTCCCAAGCCATAATTCCTTGCGTCTATATAATACTGTAGATCACAATACCATATTTTTCTACCAAAATATAAAATTCTTTGTATTAAGTCTATTGAGGACGTCCTGTTTCCCGAGAATACGAATTGACATGTTTCTGGAAACTCGTGGCACAATGCTTTCATGTTGTGAAAAATGAATTTTAAGTTTGCTGGATGTGGAGAAAAGTGGTTTTGTTTTTTTATTTTTCTTATGTCGCTATCCACGACAATAAATATATAACTATCCATCGCCTTAGCCCTAGAGACCTCGCGCCGAAACCTTGAAAAGTTCTGCGACATTGTAGACTTAAAGTCGCTTTCGCTTTTTCTCTCTACGAAGGTATAATCATACCTGCTTCCGCTTGCGGTATAATCAGCAAAATCCAAGGCGAATTTTTTTATATTTTTAAAGGGTAGCGGATGGTTTTCTCGAGTATCAACAACTATTTGTAAATCACTAAAATCCTGGACGTCGAAAAAATCTTCAGCCAGTTTCCTGTGGAGCATTGGCGTTACGCCTGCTTGACTGCATGCATGAGAATAGCTTGTAAAAAACTTTTTATAAATATCTACGGTTGGCATTTCATTTAATAACAACTCCAAGTGAGTGGGGCCAAACTTTAATTCTTTTTCTTTTATTCTTTGCTTTAGCTTATTTAGCGAATATTCTTTTACTTTTTCTGGGGCATTCGCATGGCACCATTTTAGCAACTGACTGTATGTAGAAAAATCTTTTTCAAAATAATCTTTTTTATTTTTAAAAGGCAATAATTCTCCAGTTAATAAATTCTTCCGTGGAAAATTTTTCGTATAATAATCCGCCAAGGTCATATCGTGAATTTTCAGATGACGGTGGATAGCCGCTTCAGTATTAAACTCTTTATTACATTCTTTGCAGTTAAATGACATCTTCTTTTGCTACTCCTAAAACCCTAGACTTCCAGTCAGACATAGACTCTAGCTCATCTGCTTCATCGCTTATAGTTTGCTTTTGCATTTCAGCCATTTGAATCATAATTTTTCTTTCTTCTTCCTCTTGAAATAGTTGAACTATATTTAAAACGCTTGCATTTTGCGACTGTCTAGAGGCGACTCTTTTTGCGCGGTCACCATTTAATTTCGTAATTAGTTTGTCCATGCGCCCTGCGCATTGATTGTATTCTTCGCTTTTTGTTTTTAATATCTCCGTAAGCCTAATGGTAAATTCCTGCTGATCTTGCGCGTCATCAAACATTAAATTTAATTTTGCTTTTTGCTGCTCAATATGCTTAAGGTTAATGTAATCCATGCATACGTTAATATATAAATTAATCTCATCAGTTGTCAAATCAGGCTTGTCCCATACGCATCTTACAAACTCAGCCTCAAACAATTCTCTGTCTTCCAGTGAAGGGTAATTGTTAATTACCTGCATAAACCTTGGGCTAGCCAAAGAGTTCATTAGAACTTCTACGCATTTTCTATCTTGCATGACTAATTTATTCTCGTCTAGGTTTTTCCCCGCAAAATCATTGATTTTTTTAATTGACCTAGACATTGCCTTGGGTGGACTGTACCTTAGGCCAAGGGCGTTCTCGTCGGCCCGCACAAAGTCAGGATGATGGTTTTTGACATAGTCAGCAACAATCCGTTGCTCTTTTGAAAGCTTTTTGATTTCCCGATCTGGCCAAAGCAACTCCGCTAACTGAATACTGCTCATGTCTTGCCCTGCGTGAGAGTCTAAAAATTCTTTCTCTTCATCTGTTAAAACGATATCATCAACTTTTCTATGAACAGTCGTTTCGTAGTTTAGCCCTTGCTCCACCATGAATTTTCTTATTGCTCTTCCAATTTTACTTCTTCCGTCAAGAGTTTCGTTTCCAGAAACCATTTGGGTTAGGCGAGTCAAATCAGATATAGCTTTGTAATTATTTCTAATAAGTTGTTTTTGTTCTTCAGTTAAATTAGTCATTGATAATAATAATATCTTTTTGCTGAATAACAACCACAGCCTTTTCTTTAAACATTTTCTTTAAATTTTTAATTTGCTTGTAGCCAGCTTTTCTGTTTTTTTCATTAGTGGTATAACCGAGCCTTTTTGCAACCTCGTCTTCTGACAAATTTTTTACAAATAAATCTTCATAAACTTCATAATGTTTTTTAGTTAATACCAGCTTCATTTCTATATGCAGTTTACCAATAGAGTTCATCAAATCAAATTCCCGAGAAGCTATCGAAAAAACTTCTTGATGGTGGTTCTCTAACGCGAGCGGCAACTTTATATCATATGCATGCTTTTTTCCTTTTTCCCATTTGGCGTATAACTTACATTCACTGCACTGAGTTCCGCTCGGGGTAAAGGCGCATAAGTTGCCATGCACTGACTCGTGTTGATTTGATTGATTGAAGGGGCAGTTTAAACATGGGCGCGCAAAGTTGCTGTAATGATTGCGTAAAATATTTTTTAGCTGATTGGATATAATCTTGTTAACCCAAGGCTCAAGCTGTCGCTTTTGATCCCATTGATCCCATTTTTTAAAAATGTGAAACCTTATGATTTGCTCTACGTCTTCAAAATCAAACCAAGCTACCGCATTCAGGTGCCATTTATGTCTTCTTTTTTGAAGCTCTTTATCAATGACATCAATCTTGTCTTCGTATTTTATTTTTCTGGGCCTTCCCATTAATCTTCCGAACGATTTACTGAGCTGCCGCATTCGCGCATTGACTCCGCCTCAATTTCTTCACGGGTCACGGCTTTCAAAATCTTTCCAGCTTTTTTTTCAGATCGCTCGGAACCTTTATCCCTTGTGTTTATCAGATCTCCTATTGTTGGACTTTTGCTCGCCGTATCAACAGTATATTCTAGTTTTTGTATATTGGGAATTCCTTCGGGGGAATTGTTTTCTAAATTAGCTTGCGCTTGCTTTGGGGCATCATCATGAGCAGGATCCCCCTCTTCTTCTACTAGGGATTGTCCACAGCCAGCGCAAAATTTAGCTTTTCTCGTGGTAAAGGCGTTTTTGTAACCACATTCTGTACAGTAAGTAAACGGCATATTTTATATTAATATGTTTTAATAAATTTTTCCATTTATACGTTACACAATGTTTATTGATTTTTTCTTCTTGTTCTTGTTTTTGTCGCCTGAGATTTGTCGTTTGACAAATTTGCTGTTTCTATTTTCTCGACAATAAACTTAAGTATTTCACTTCTTAGGATATCTTCTTTTGTGAAATCAAAGCAATGAATGCCGTTATCCGCAGACTCTTGATTATTGAATATCTCTGACATTCTATCAAATCCGCTTTTGCCATTAATATCGCTTTGCATGGGGTCTCCGCAAATAAATAATTTGGTATTTTTCCCGATTCTTGTTATTAATGTGGTTAACTCTTTAAAAGTAAAGTTTTGAGATTCGTCCGCAATGATAATTCTGTCAATCCAGTTGGCTCCACGTAAATAGTTTACAGGCAAAGCATTTATAATCTTTTTTTGCTCTAGAAAGATTCTGTCTTGTGGTGAAATCATCTCTTCAAGCTTATCGTTTAGGGGTAGCATAAATGGGTTAAACTTTTCGGCAACATCTCCTGGCAGTGCCCCTAGACCTTTTTCGCCGCTTTCTGCTATCGTGCGAATATAAGTAATATCATAATCGTTATTGATATTAAAAAGTTGAAGAGCGCTGTATACCGCTAAATATGTCTTGGTTGTGCCTGCGGGGCCGCGAATGAACATAGCCTTTGTGTTTTTGGCTATTGAGAGCTTGAGGAATTCTTTTTGTTTTTCTGTGAATTTTACTGGATTGAGTTTTATCT